AGCCGACATTAAGGCAGCAACCGGGCAGAAGATTACAGTGGTTGAGTGTGACGGAACATACAAGGCACTGAATGCCGGAAGTGCAAGCGTAACAGCGAAATCATAAACGTAGGGGGTGATTGGCATGGCTTATGCAGATTATAAATTCTATACAGAATCATTCGGCAATGTCGTGCCAGAAACCGACTTTCCACGACTGGCAGAAAGAGCCAGTGATTTTGTGGATACAATGACATTTGACAGGTTGGTGGACGGACTGCCAACAAACGAACGCTCACAGAAGCGTATCAAAAAGGCAGTCTGTTCATTGGCTGAATTAATGTATCAGATTGAGCTTGCCGAGAAGAATGCTACCAATGCCGCTGCGAGCGGTACATCAACTGCAATCGGGACCGGTGGTAGCACGACAGGCATTGTAACATCTGTATCATCTGGCAGCGAATCCATCTCTTACGCAACGCCCCAGCAGAAAGCATCGGGCGCAAAAGAGTGGAGTGCAGTGTATGCCGCCGCCGGAGATGTGCAGAAAACGAACGACTTGCTTCTTAAGACAGCATTGCCGCTTCTGATGGGAGTAAGGACGGATGATGGAGTACCGATATTATATGCGGGGGTGAGAGTATGAAATATGTGCGAAAAAAACCGACTATAGTTGAAGCTATTCAATGTTTTACCACTCCAGAAAGCATAGCTCAAATTGAAAAGTTTGTTGGCAATTCAGTAAAAATTAATAACAATCTTAACCCACCTCACATTGAGATTTCTACATATCCTGCTCCGTTTAGAAATGGCGAAATGGTTGATTCGGTACTCATAGAGCCTGGAGACTACGTCTTGCGTGATGAAGAAGGGTATTTCGATACAATGGTAAAGGATGAGTTTGAAGAAGAATTTAAGGAGGTATCTGAATAATGGAATTAAAACAGACAGTTGAAATGATGAACAGTGCAGATTACAAGGAACGCTTTAAGGCAGAGTATATGCAGGTGGTTGTTCGATATAAGAAACTTGCGAATATGCTTGAAAAGTGGGACAAAGGGGAACTCCCATTTACTCCTACTTGTCCGAGAAGCACTTACAATATGCAGGTAAGAGCAATGACGGATTATATTGCTGTTCTGGAAGCAAGGGCAGTTATGGAAAAAGTTGATTTGGAGGTATGATTATGGACATTTCAACACTTGGCTCATGCATCGCAATCGTTATGATTTGCTACATCGTAGGAATGGGCTGTAAAGCATCAAAAAGAATCTCTGATGAATGGATTCCAGTGATCATGGCGGTTATTGGTGGCATTCTCGGAGCAGTCGGAATGGGAGTTATCCCGGATTTCCCGGCAACGGATTATATCACAGCAGTTGCAGTCGGTATGTTTAACGGATTGTCGGCAACCGGAGTGAATCAGGTTATTAAGCAGACAGTGCAGAAAGAGTGATTTTATGGGTGGACGTGGCGGAAGTAGTGGGTTAAGTAACGAGAAACCAGTTTCTAAGCTTATTGCGAAGGTGTACTTTAATTCTTCAAAGAAAAGCGACGCTTTAAGAGGGAGCGGAACTGTTAAAAAAGACAGTAAACTCGAGAAAGTCATTAATTCAGAAAACACTAGCTACTTTAAGTCAATCAAGACAAAGAGTGAAGCAGTAAAGACAATGAATTATATAAATGACAGATTAAGTGAGAGTAAAAGGAAAATCGCAAAGCTTGGAAGCGCAGAGGCGTTATTTAAAAATCAAAGGCTTGCTATAGAGCATCGAAAATTAGTCAATGCCAGTACAGCCATGAGAGATGAAATGCACAAATTTTCAAAGGCATCTGAAAAAGGCGATACAAGTGCTTTGCACGATACAAGCCGTACTACCACCACTTATGACAGAGCCAGAAAGCGCAGAATGAAAAACTTTGATTCATGGTTCTTTGGAAGCGGAAAGAAGTAATCTATGGCAAACCGAGAGACAAGTATAGCTTACGAAAATCTGAACCGCCGCATCTTCCCTGGTGTCGGCGAATACGGTATACCACGGATAAAATCGGAATTATTCGAGGGCAATTGCGAATTTGTCGGATTCAATTACGCCAGAGGAAAATGCAGTAATCCAGAAGAGAAAGCTGTTCATTTCTTCTTAGATGATTACCAATTCGATGCGCTATGGAGAAACCCAGACAGGTACGTGGACAAGCTGAGCAAATTCCGGTACATTCTAACACCAGATTTTAGCACCTACACCGATTTTCCTAAAGTCATCCAGATATACAACCATTATCGCAAGCACTGGATAGGTGCATATCTCCAAGAATATGGTTGCCGTGTGATTCCAACAATCTCATGGAGCACACCGGATTCTTACGATTGGTGTTTCGATGGGGAGCCAAAGGGTGGAACAGTTGCAGTATCTTCTGTTGGTTGTATGAATGGAAAGAAAAAGAAAGAACTGTTTCTTTCTGGTTACGATGCCATGATTGAGAAGTTGCACCCAGAAAGCATTATCTTTTACGGGAAAATGCCGGAAGAGTGCAAAGGCAATATTGTCCGAATAAAATCATTCTCTGATAGATTTTCAAAAGCAATATGTGAAGGATAGGAGGGTATCATGTATTCATCTAAAATTACACTTTTCAACTATTACGAAAGTGCCACAACAGGAGATGCGTACTGGTATCCTCATGTTTTATCCGGCGTTGACCTCATTACCGACAAGGGAGCAATCCTCAAAAAGTATGGACCAGACGCAACTGACAACGCACAGTTACACGTTCGATACACTGTCCAGAATGGCGATATAACCATTACTGACAAGAATGGCAAGATTCTTCCATGGGTGCCACCTAAGGAGTGGAAAAGGCAGATTAACAACGCTCTGGAAGATACTATCACATTCTCGGATGAATCATTCTTCTGGGAGGGTGAGTGGACTGGTGGAACGGTATCTGATGGCGATTATCGGAGCGGATTCTACCAGTACATGAACGAGAACAAGGATAACGTGTTTAAGGTTACCAGTGTAGGCGGTCCGTACACACTGATTCCACACTTTGAGATTTTGGGTAAGTGATATGAGTAAAATTCATCATTTCAAAGGATTCTCCATAGTCGATGGAGATATGAAAATCAAACTGAATATGGACAGGTTCTCAAGGCAGTATCAAGAAGCCCAGTATCTCCTTGATGGAATGGTTATGGACAGTATGGTGCCGTTTATGCCGATGATTACAGGGGACTTTATCAACCGAACAAGAGTTGAGAGTACATCCTTACAAGGAACTGGGAAAGTATGCGCGGCGGCGGCTCCTTATGGACGTTTTCTGTACGAGGGGAAAGGAATGGTTGATGAAGCAACTGGAAGTCCCTACGCGAGACGTGGAGCAAAGAAAGTTCTCGTCAGTCAGTTTTCTGGCCGGACAGCCGCAAAGGAAAATCTTGAATACACCAAACAAGCTCACCCACAGGCACAGGCAAAGTGGTTTGATGCTGCTAAACGACAATACGGTGACACATGGATTCGTAAAGTAAAAGCACAGGCAGGAGGCGGCAGACATGGCAGATAAACCTATCGGTAAAGATGCAACTGGATATGAGATTCTGACAGATGCCATGAAAGCACTTCTAAACCAGTATCCGGGGCTATACGAAAATGTAACAATCAAATTTGAGGAACTTGGCAAGGAATCTGGAATTGCGTTCTCAGCAGACAACGGGGCATTGATCTATTCAGAAAAAGAAGATGTTTGCGGCGTAATGCACCAGGTATGCCAGTATCCATTTTATGTGGTATATCGAACAGCATCCGACAAAGAACGACAGAAGCTATCTGTTCAGAAGTTCCTTGACAATCTCGGTAAATGGATATGTCGAGAACCAGTTGCCATAAATGGCGTTGAGACACGTTTGAATGCGTTTCCTGAACTTTCACAGGGGCGAGTGATAAAACGCATCACCCGTGACAACTCATATGGTTTAGAGCCGCAGGAGAATGGCGTACAGGACTGGTTATTGCCATTATCGGTACGCTACGAAAACACATATGAAGTAATATAACAAGTAACAACCGGCTATCAATAGGAGATGGTCGCTAACCTACACAGCCTTTTAAAAGTTATAGGCAGAAAGGACATTTCTATGGCAGTTACAGGCAAAATTGACCGTAAATATATGGCTCATTACATCGACGCAGGTTCTCTCTGTGGGGGGCTGACGCCGAAATATGAGCGTCTTGGGAAAGATCTGGAAGAGTACAATGTAGAACTCAATCCAGACACCGAAACATCTAAAAACATTCTTGGAGAATCCACATTTAAACATAACGGCTACGAAGTTTCTTCTGATGCTGATCCGTTCTATGCAGACACCACCTCTAATCTGTTCACAGCATTACAGAAGATCGTAGATGGACGTCTCAAAGACGACAACCTCAAAACAAAAGCAGTTGAGGTTCATCTCTGGACAGAAGCCACAGCAGGGAAATATGAAGCATATCAGCAGGACTGTTACGTTGTGCCGACTTCCTACGGCGGTGACACATCTGGATATCAGATTCCATTTACCGTCAATTATACCGGCGAACGTGTAAAAGGAAAGTTTGATATCAGTTCCGGCACATTCACAGCCGACAGCGAATAATTTTAGGAGGGTATAGAAAATGGCAAAAACAATTAATACAAACATTGATGATGGATTTCTTCTTTTCACATTCACAAACAAACAGGGCGAAGTGTTCTCTTCGTTCAAATTGAACCCTACTGACATTAATATTGCGGCAAGAGCGGAAGAATTGGAAACTTTCTTTGAACAGGCTCAGGAATCTGTTAAAAATGTTTCTTCTAGTAAAGAGATGGCGGAGATTAATAAGCAGATTGAGGACAAAATCAATTATATGCTCGGATACGAAGCATCTAAGGATTTATTTAAAGAACCAATTACCGCAACAACTGTTTTTGGAAATGGTCAGGTGTTTGCCTATATCGTTCTGGACAAAATCAATGAAGCGCTTACTCCGGAAATTGAAAAGAGAAAGAAAAAAATGCAGGAAGTAGTCAATAAGTACACGGAGAAGTATATAAAATGACCGCCTATGAGTTGCCCACCTCACTAAATATCAGTGGGGTGGATTTTTCTATCAGAACGGATTTTCGAGTAATTATTGATATTCTGGTCGCCATGAATGACCCAGAATTGGACGAACAGGCGAAAGCAGTTGTTATGTTGCAGATTCTATTTGAAGACTGGCAGAGCATACCCCCAGAGCATCTTACAGAAGCTTGTCAGAAAGCTTGCGAGTTTATTGATTGTGGTCAATTCGATGATAGCCCGAACAAGCCCAAACCCCGTCTGATGGACTGGGAACAGGACGGAGACATGATTGTTCCGGCAGTAAACAAGGTTACTGGTAAAGAAATCAGAGCAGTGCCTTATATACACTGGTGGACATTCTTTGGATATTTCATGGAGTCTGGAGAGTGTCTTTTTAATACAGTGGTTGGAATTCGTTCAAAAAAGGCAAAGGGTGAAAAGCTCGATAAATGGGAAAAGAAATTCTATCAGGAAAATAAGAACATTATTGACATAAAAACACGTCTCAGCGACGAGGAGCAAGCTTATAAAGATAAGCTGAATGAGATGTTGAACCTCAAATAGTTAGGAGGTGGACACATGGCTGCTGATGGCTCAGTCATTATTGATACCAGAATGGACACATCAGGTGTGCAAAACGGCGTATCAGCAATCAGGCAGTCTTTTAACGGACTTGGCAGCGTAGTAAAAAAAATAGGCATACTGATTGGCGGAGCATTCGCAGTTGGCAAGTTAGCACAGTTCGGAAAAGAGTGTGTGGAGTTTGGTTCCGACCTCGCAGAAGTACAGAACGTGGTTGATGTTACATTTACAACCATGTCGGACAAGGTGAACGAATTTGCAAAGAATGCCATGACCTCTGCCGGACTGTCAGAAACCATGGCAAAAAGGTATGTTGGAACGTTCGGAGCAATGTCTAAGTCGTTCGGATTCTCAGAAGCACAGGCTTACGATATGTCAACGGCTCTGACACAGCTAACTGGCGACGTGGCGTCATTCTACAACATCAGTCAGGACTTGGCTTACACCAAGCTAAAATCTGTATTTACAGGTGAAACGGAAACACTAAAAGATTTGGGCGTCGTTATGACGCAAAGTGCCCTCGATCAATACGCACTGGCTAATGGCTATGGTAAAACCACATCCGCCATGACCGAACAGGAGAAAGTGGCTCTTCGTCTGGCTTTTGTGCAGAAGCAGTTGTCTGCCGCATCTGGTGACTTTATCCGAACATCTGACAGTTGGGCGAACCAGGTCAGAGTGATGCAGTTACAGTTGCAATCTCTCAAGGCAACAGTCGGACAGGGATTAATCAATCTCTTCACTCCCGTTTTGAGAGTTATTAATATTTTGCTGGGCAAACTGGCAACTCTGGCAAATGCCTTCAAGTCATTTACGGAGTTAATCACCGGAAAGAAATCATCTGGCCAGACAGGCACAAGTGGTGCAGGCCTTGCCGGGACAGATGCAATAGCTGATACGGCAGACCAATATGGAGATGCTGCCAACAATGCCGAAAAGCTGGCAGATGCGACAAATGATACAGCAGATGCAACTAAGAAAGCTACTAAGGCGGCAAAAGGATATCTTAGTCCTCTTGACGAAATAAATAATTACTCAACGGATAAAAGTGCGGATTCATCGTCAAAAGTACCGGGTACAACTGGTGGACTTGCAGATCAGATGAAAGATGCTGTACAAAATGTTGATTACGGAAAGGTTGCAGAAGGCGAGACAGTCCTTGACAAAATTAGCAAATCAGCTGAAAAGCTCGCGAAGCTCCTTAAAAAGCTCTGGAAGCCATTTCAGGACGCTTGGAAAAAAGAGGGTAAGAATACTATTGATGCGGCACAGATTGCTCTATCTGGAATTGCGAAGCTTGCTAAGAGTGTAGGCAGGAGTCTCATGGAAGTCTGGACAAACGGTACAGGTACGACAATGCTTACAACCATGCTAAGGATTGCTCAGAACGTGCTTAAAACTATTGGGAATATTGCATCCGGTTTTGCCGATGCGTGGAATAAGAACAATGTCGGAACGCAGATTATACAGAACATTGCAGATGCTCTTGTGGTAGTTATGCAGTTTGTTGAGAGAATTGCTGCAGATACGGCAACATGGGCGGCGAACTTAGATTTCTATCCGCTGTTAGAATCTATCAGTAATCTGACAAGTGCATTTGCACCAATTCTGGAATCCATTGGAAATGTTCTTGAATGGATTTACAATAACATCGTTCTTCCGATGTTGAAATGGGTTATTGAGGTAGGACTTCCGACAGTGATTAATTTAGTCGCAAAAGTAGCAACTTTTCTTGCTGATCATCAGTCGATTGTTGAAGCGTTCGGCGCAGCCCTAATCGGAGCGTTCGCGGCAGCAAAGATTGCAGAATTAGCATCGGGAGTTATCAAAAGTGCATCTGGAATAGCTACAGCCGTAAAAGGACTTATCGCGTTAATGACTGGCACTGGCGGGATCATGGGTGGAATCAAGGCCATTGCGACAGCAATCGGTACTGGCGGGATTTTCGCGATCGCAGTCGGTGCTGCTATAGCAATCGGAGTTTTGCTGTACAAAAACTGGGATGAAATATGCGCGGCAGCAACAAAATTAAAAGACTGGGTTGTTGAAAAGACTCGTGAATTGTCAGAATCAGCAACACGTACATTAAGCAATTTGAAAGAAAAGATAGCTAATGTTTGGAATATTATTAAAACATCAACATCTACTACTTGGAATGCAATCAAAAAGACACTTTCTGGCCTTTGGAACTCTCTTAAATCCACAGCCAGCACAGTATTTAATGCAATTAAAACTAAAGTTGTAGGCGTATGGGACAGCGTAAAGAACAAGACATCCCGAACATGGGAAAGCGTAGCTACGTTCGTATCTAATAAAGTAGAAGCGATAAAAAATGCTATCACTAATAAGTTTAATGCCGCCAGAGATGCAGTCAAATCTGCATTTGAAGGTATTGTTAATTTCATTAAAGCTCCGATTAATCAGGCAATCAGCATTGTTAATAATGCAGTTGGGATGATTAATAATGCAATTGGTGGAATTGAATCTGCATTTTCCTTTGGGCCTTGGACTGTTCCAACACCGTTTGGTTCAAAGACTATTGGATTTCATGCAACATTTCCACGTATCGGAACTATCCCATATCTGGCCAGTGGCGCAGTTATTCCACCACGAAGCGAATTCCTTGCGGTATTAGGTGACCAGAAGAAAGGAAATAACCTGGAAGCACCGGAAAGCCTATTACGGCAGATCGTCCGGGAAGAGTCAGGAAAAGGGCAGGGAGATGGAAATACCTATAATGTTACAGTCAATGCATCTGGCAGAAAATTGTTAGATATTATTATCAGTGAAGCTGAAATGAGAAGAAACCGGAATGGGAAGAACCCATTTGAGTTAGCGTAAGGAGAAGAATATGCCGCAGGAACAATTTAAAATAGACAACGTTGTTATAAGAGCACCGGATAGTTACAAACCGGTGTTCGCAACCACTTCTACGGAAGACTCTAAAAGAAGTCAGGATTTGATTATGCACAATACACCAATGGGAACAATTGGCGGGTATGACATGCAATGGGGCGAGCTTACATGGGCTGAAATAGCAACCATACTAAATACTGTACTTAACAAAAGTCAATTTACATTCCACCACAAAGACCCAACTGTTCCGGGAAGATGGATAGACAGAACATTCTACGCATCAAATTTTAATATGGCTGCGCAAACTTTGAAAGACGGGGAAGAAAAGTGGACGGATTTGTCTATTAATGTAAGGAGGATTGAGCCGATTTGATAAATGTATCTACTCAGTTGAAGAAAGAATCTCTTACAAACAGAAATTATTACGTGACAGCAAATGTTACATTGTCAAATGGCACAACTCTTAAGCTAGGCAAAAAAGACTTTTATCTGTCTGGAAATAATCTCGTAGATTCAGCAGACTCCGGGGACTTTCCGGTGGGTGTGGCAATCGCAAAAACGGCAAGCTTATCATTAGTAAACGATGATGGGCGTTTTGACGGATATAATTTTAACGCTGCAAGGTTTGTTATCTTTCTCAATGTGCAGTTATCCGACAGGATAGAAACCATAAAGAGAGGTACTTATATTGTATCGAAAAAGCCTGCAACGGCAAGCGAAATAAGTCTTTCTCTCTTAGATAAGATGCACAACGCTGATAAGACGTATGATTCTAATTTATCTTTTCCTTGTACAGTCAAGGAACTGCTCTCAGAATGCTGTCAGCAATGTGGAATCACTCTTGGAGATGCAATGTTTCCAAATGCGAACTTTCAGATTCAGAAAGCGCCATCTAATACGACATATCGTACAGTAATCGGAATGTGTGCCGGGATAGCCGGTGGAAATGCAAGAATCGACGAAAATGACTTACTCAGGATTATTACGTTTGATAAGACATTTACCAATACGACTATTTACGATGGTGGAACAGTAAAGAACTGGACAAATGGTGATGATCTGGATGGCGGTACGCTTAATCCATGGACAACAGGGACCGTGATTGATGGTGGTACGTTAAGCAATAACGACTATCACGCGTTATTTTCAATTCAGAATCTACAATATGACGTAGACGATGTTATTGTAACAGGCGTCAAATACGTAGAAGATGAGGCCGAATATATGTCGGGTCAGGACGGCTATGTAATCACTATTGATAATCAGCTATTGTCAGGAAATGCACAGGCAGGAGTCGAAGCTATTGGAAATCAATTAATCGGTTTGCGAATGCGTCCTTTCTCATGCGACGGAATCGCCAACGGATACGCCACTTTCGGCGATCCGGTCGAATTTATTGATACAAAGAATCGTGTCTTTAGATCGTTTGTGACAGATATAGAGTTCGTGTTCGGTGGCTCAACATCATGGAGCTGTAGCGCAAAGAGTGCCGAAGAAGATGCAAGCGAGTTTATTGGCGAACAGCAAGCAGTGGTAGAGCAAGCAAAAAAAGACACAGAGAAAAAGCTATCTGCGTATGACATAAAGCTCAAACAAATGAATGAGCTTGCAGCAAACACGCTGGGCTTCTTCTATACAGAAGAAATGCAAGAAGATGGTTCCGTAATTACATACCGGCATGATAAACCTACGCTTGCTGATTCTAAAGTAATTTATAAAACAGGTGTCGATGGATTCTTTTTGTCAATAGACGGAGGTCAGACATGGAAAGCCGGATTTGACAGTAATGGCGATGCTGTACTGAACATCCTTTACGCAATTGGCATCCAGTCAGAATGGATTAACACGAGAGGATTTACAGCAAAAGATAATAACGGAGACGTGACGCTGCGCGTTGATGCTGACACTGGACGTGTGGACATTGTTGCGAATTCTTTTCAGCTTAAAGGGAAGACTATTAAAGAAATAGCTAATGAATCCGCAAAAAGTTACGTCGATTCAGTGATAACAGACGGTATAGATGTAAGCACTCAATACTTTTATGCGTATGACCCCACGCTTGAGAATGTACCCGCATCTGAATGGACTGACGTAGATGCAAAAGATAAGCATCTTAATGATATTTTCTATAACACGAGTACTAAGAAGATGTTCCGTTTTGTAAAGATTGATGGTACTTATAGTTGGGAGAGCTTTGATGATCCTGATATAAAAGTCGCACTTGATGCTGCATCAACGGCACAAGATACCGCAGATGGAAAAAGACGAGTGTTTTTGGTTACACCTACGCCGCCATATGATGAGGGTGACATGTGGGTTACCTCCACCACTAATGGAAAAGGTGAAATAAAAATCTGCAAAACGCCCAGAAAATCCGGTGCATTTTCATCTGCTGACTGGATTAGCCCATCTTATGTGGATTCTGATGATGTGGATAATGCAATTAGTGAGTATGACACCAGTTTGGGGCAGCCTGAAGTATTCAATAAACTGACTAACAATGGGAAAAATAAAGGTATTTATATTCAGGATGGTGAACTGTATATAAATGCAAGTTATATCCTATCTGGCGTTTTAGCAGGAAAACTGATTAATGGTAAGGGTCTGAATGTCACAGATAAAAATGGTCAGGTTACATTGAAAATTGATGATGATGGAAATGTTTACATTAAAGCAACTGAATTTTCTCTGGAAGGAAAAAACATCAGTGATGTTGTAGCGGAAGAATCGGGTAAATTCAGAACTTTAAATGTAATCTTATCAAATGAGTATCAAGGAATTCCAACCGATAAAGATGGGGGTTATACTTCTTTTCCATCATGTAGCACTACTGTACAGGTCCTGTATGGCTCAGAGGATGTCACCAAAACATCTATTATCGAATGGAGTACATCAAGTGGCGTGTATGGTAGTTCTTACGGGGAAACATATATAGTTACGGGGTTGAGCACAGACGCAGGTACCGTAAAAGTTACTGTGACAAGAGGAAGTCTGACAGCAGAAAAAATATTTGCCATTGCAAAGCAGAAGCAGGGAATTCAAGGAATGCAGGGACAGACTGGCGCTACAGGTGCAACGGGTGCTACAGGAAATGGCATTTCATCCGTCACAACCTATTATCTCGCGACTTCCGAATCCAATTATGTATATACATATACAAGTGGATGGACAACTTCTATACAGACGCCAACGGCTGATAAGCCGTATTTATGGTCATATCAGACAACTTATTATACAGATGGTACTTCTAACAGTACATCGCCACATATTATTGGTATTCGTGGCAAAGATGGAGAAAATGGTAAAGATGCAGGTGACCTGACGCAGGAACAGATATTTAACATTCTGACAAATAATGGACAGACACAGGGGATTTATTTACAGAACAGTCTTCTGTATATAAACGCTTCTTATATTAATACAGGTGCGCTGGCGGGATGGGAAGTTGGATACAAGAAACTCACAGCAGACGGCACGTACGGCAAAATAATATTAGATGCGTCGACTGGAGAAGTCTATTCAGAGACGAATACAGGAGTATATGTACCGGGGTACGGGACGTTGTATGGAACGCGAATTAGAGGAATCAATCTTTATACAGGAACCGTACACGCAAGTTCGGTCTCGGTTAATACCAGTGTTTCTGCTGGCAGTGTTTCTGCGGACAGTATTTCGGCATCAAAAAAAGTTAAAGCAGGCACGCACGTAGAAGCCAGTGGACATTTCTATAGCGTCGGAACGGGGACAGACCTTGCGGATTTAAGTGTCCGAGGGACAAAGAAGAGGATTTTTCCAACAAAAAACTATGGTACACAGGCGTTTTATTGCTACGAAATGGCATCCCCCATGTTTGGAGACATCGGAGAAGCATCCATATCAGAAGACGGCACATGTCTGATAGACATAGATGACATATTCCAAGAATCTACTAATGTAAGGATTGAATATTATGTGTTCTTGCAAAAGGAAGGAGATGGAGATTGTTGGGTAGACCAAAAAGAACAGACATATTTCACTGTAAAAGGTACTCCGGGGCTTAAATTTGCATTTGAAGTCAAAGCGCGTCAAGCTGACTATGAACACATGCGTTTTGCTGATGCAAGTGAAACAGCTTACGATAGGGCAATAGACACAGACATGCCAGAGCCAGACTACAGTAAAAGCCTTGAAATATCAGAACCCGATTACGAAAAAGAGCTTCTTAATAACAGGAAAAAAATTATTGACGAAATGGAGGAAATATCATGAAAAAAATTCTTACAAGTTTTATGAATCTCAGCACTGGAGAAGGAAGTCGCATTGCTTACACCTATTCAGAAGTAGACGAAAGCACAGGAAGTATCATCAGTCAGAACAATAAAGGCAATTTTCTCGTGATGGATGACAGCGTGCAGAAAAATCTTGATTCTGTAAAGAATTACATAAGGAATAATTTCCTTTTATAAGGAGGTAAGTCTAATATGGCCAATACATACACAATACAATTCCGGCGCGGTATGTACTCCGATTTTGATACATCGAAAATTCGCCCCGGAGAGCCTGTTGCAATTCTTGGCAATGACCCGTCCGTTCCATCTGGAAAAGCCTTATACATTGCATTTGCGGCCAATGATGTAAGGCGGTTGTGTTCCATTGAGGATATTTCAGAGATGGTTAATGCCGGAGAATTCGTTGGTCCACAGGGTCCCAAAGGCGAAAAAGGTGAGAAAGGAGATAAGGGTGCAGCGGGTCCCGCTGGTCCACAGGGTTCAAAAGGAGAACGAGGAGAAAAAGGTGCACAGGGTTCAAAAGGAGAACGAGGAGAAAAAGGTGTACAGGGTCCTACTGGCCCGCAGGGTCCCAAGGGCGAAAAAGGAGATAAGGGTGATCCGGGAGAAAAGGGCGTGGATGGCACCGTGGCGTTTGAATCGCTGACACCTGAGCAGAAAGAATCACTGAGGGGCGTCTCTATCACAGCGGTTAGCATCGACATAGGTGGAAATTTAGCAATAACATTTTCAGATGGTGATAGTGAAAATGTTGGGAATATTATAGGGCCTCAAGGAGTGCCAGGCCCAAAAGGTGATAAAGGAGATGCTGGACCAGTTGGTCCGCAAGGTCCACGAGGAGAAAAGGGCGAACAAGGAAATGACGGAACATCTCTTAATATCCTCGGTACAAAAGAATCTGAGGCAGACCTTCCTCTGAGTGCGGGGAAGAACGATGCGTATTTAATAGACGGAGAAATGTGGGTTTTTGACGGCACGAATTGGAATAATACCGGCAAGATTCAAGGGCCACAAGGTCCACAGGGTCCAGTTGGTCCGCAAGGGCCAAAGGGTGACCCAGGGCCGCAGGGTATAAAAGGAGACCCCGGAGAAAAAGGAGAGCAGGGTCTAAAAGGCGATACTGGGCCACAAGGTGAACAAGGCCCAGTTGGTTCAAAAGGCGAGCAAGGAGACACTGGCGCGCGAGGAATCACATTCACTCCTGTTGTAGACAGCAAAGGAAACATAAGCTGGAGTAATGACGGAGGACTTGAAAACCCCCAGACAGTAAATATTACCGGGCCGCAAGGCGATACGGGCACAAAAGGAGATGTTGGACCGCAAGGAGAAAAGGGAGAGGTTGGGGATGCAGGACCTAAAGGAGACAAGGGTACTACATTCGTCCCAAGTGTGGATACCGATGGAAACATAAGCTGGAGCAACACTGATGGAATTGACAATCCCGAAACAGTAAACATCAAAGGGCCCAAAGGAGACAAGGGAAGTGATGCGACTGTCCCGATTGCTACAATTGAAATTCTTGGTAAGGTTAAGCCTGACGGCAAGACAACATTCATAGATGAAGATGGAACACTCCACGCAAAAGGCGGTGGCACAACCGTTACTCCTCCCAAACCCGTAAACAACCCAACAATCGAGAACGCAAACGCATCTGTCACAATTAAATGGCAAGACCCTGAAAATACGGTAACCAGTGGCTCAACAACCTCTACATGGGCTGGTACAAAACTTGTAATGAAAGAAACGGGCTATCCTGCAAATCCAGATGACGGAACACTTGTGGTTAATAATACAGTTCGCGACAAATACAGAACCACAGGCTATACCGTCACAGGGCTGACAAACGGTAAAAAATATTACTTCACACTGTTCCCATACAACACTGATGGCGTATACAACTACGATGCAGGAAACAGACTTCTCGGCGAACCAGAGGATTTGAAGATTGTCACATTCGCTGACGGAACGGATGCTGAAATCGCAAAGATGATTGAAGCGCACTACGCAGGTAAAATCAATATCAGTGATTATTGGGCGGTTGGCGACAAGAGAACCATCCATCACAATGCCATGGATGCAACAGACGTGAGTGAGTCACACAAAGCGAATGATTATGCCTATGTAATTATCGGAATTGAACATGATGACTTAGTGACTGCTATAAACGGCAAGACCAAGGCTGCTATTACGATTCAGACGGAACGTATGCTGTATTTAGACACTGTGACAGAATATAACAGCTCCTATGATACATTACATGAATGTGGTTATATGAATAGTTCGAACACAAACAGTGGCGGTTGGGAAGGATGCGCTAGACGTACATGGTGCAACAACGTGTACAAAAAATGCCTGCCTACTTATATTCAAAATATGATGAAGCAGGTTAAGAAGTTGACATCTGTGGGAAGTCAAAGTAGTACAATTAAGACTTCTAATGACTATGCGTTTTTGCCTTCTGAAATTGAGATTTTTGGTAGCGCAGCATATTCTTTCGCAGGTGAAGGAAAGCAGTATCAGTATTTTAAGAATGCGACTGCTAATAGATATAAGAAGCCATGTTACGACAGCAGTTACGTGTCTGGTTGGTGGTGGGAACGTTCGCCTCACTCCGGCAGCGGTTTGCGCTTCTGTTGTACGAACGTAGACGGGAGTGTGATCTGGAACTTTGCCAGTAACGCTGGTGGTGTTACCCCCTGCTTATGTATCTAAAATCCTAGCAAAACCCATCTACCGCCGTAAGGCGGTTAAAAGGATTTGCGGTACTATTTTTAATCAAAGGAGATGATAATTGTGGATAAAAAAGAAATTGCAAATATCTACAAAGCCATCAATCGAGTTTCAAACAGGCTGAATGAGATGTCTGAAAAGCTTGACTCGGTGATGCGGATGCTTAATGCGGAATCTAATCGTAAAATTCTAATTAATGGTGATGGCATTGACGGTCTGGCTGAACTTGTATCAACGCATGATTCAGCACTTGATGAACTGGCTACATTAGTTGCAACAATCGGAGGTAAGAATAATGGTTAAATTTTTCGAAGAGCGAGTAATCAATGGGCTAAAAAAATGGACAGATGTTCCTGAGTTGTGGAATAAGAAGGTAATTGAAAGACTTCAAAAGGATGGCTACGTACTGAATGAAGATGGGACAGTGGAAAGAGCAAGTTTACCACAGTAAACGCAATATGTGCAGGCAAAATTTAGGAGGGTTTTCGTATGACAAATAATCAAAAAGTAGTTCTTAGGAAGATTATTTACGCAGTTGAAACCGGTGGACAGGTTTATGGACAGCAGGATTATTCGGACTTTACGGAAGCCTACACCAATTCTTCTGAAGAACACGCAATTACAATCGGGGCAGGTCAGTGGTACGGAATCGAAGCAAAAACACTTCTGGAACGAATTTACGATGCTGACCCGGAACAGTGGGAGAAGATAGACAAGGTCAGACTTTTGGAGCAGGTCCAGACCGCAAACTGGGAATGTTTTAATATTTCCAGGGTATCACAGCTCGCAGATGTTATAGTTGCTCTTATTTCGTCCGATTTAGGCGTTAAATGCCAAGATAGCCTTATGGATGAACAATTAGCCACCTATGCAGAAGAAGCCTTTAAACAGGGCGTTACTGACGCCAGAGCACAAGCTATGTGCGTGAACTTTAGGCACCAAGGTGGACAAAGGGCAGTAACGAGGATTCTGGCAAAGGCCCAGAAACCATATACATTGGACAGTCTCTATGCAGCCTGCCAGACGGACACAGGAAATCAAGTCGGGGCATATAAGAGCAGACAGAGATTTGTTTATAATGCGCTGAAAACATATTTTCCAGAAAGTGAGGAGACAGGCATGAACGCAATTGATAAATTAATCCAAATCGCAAAGAATGAAATCGGATATCTTGAAAAGGCAAGTAATAGTCAGCTTGATAGTAAGACAGCAAATGCCGGAGAAAATAATTACACAAAATACTGGCGAGATATTAAGCCGGATTATCAAGGACAACCATGGTGTGCTGCATTCGTTTCGTGGTGTATGATGAAAGCATTCGGATTAGACACAGCAAAGAAACTTTTGAAGCACTGGCCATACGTTTACTGCCCGACAATGGCGGATTTGTTTACTTTGAACAGTAATCCAAAAGTCGGAGACATTGTTATTTTCTACAGAAACGGTACATTTACACACACCGGAATCGTAATAAAGGTATCAGGAGATCGGTTCTGGACAGTCGAAGGAAACACTTCTGGTGGCTCTACAATTATCGCAAATGGTGGTGGTGTATGTCAGAAAAGTTACTACAACAGCAACCTTCCCGGAACAAAATTCTGTACTCCAAATTACAGTTTAGTTAAAAATACAACGTCAGTTTCAGACTCAGATACAACCAAAAAGCAGAACACCAGAGCCTATATTGCACAGATCAAAAAGGACACAAAATGCTATACAAAATCAAACAAAAACAGCCCGTCAAAGCTGTTTCCAAAACTGAAAAAAGGTGCAGTTGTAGAGGTGATGAAGTACACAGAAACTGACAGTTCAGGGCTGAAATGGTATTTTATCCGCATCCCGCATCCGGCAGAAGGGTTTGTTTTTGAATTTGTTCCAAAAGGAGCATTCACCAGAATCACAGAAATTTCTAAATGATTTTCCCGGGGAATTACCCCGGGAGTTTTATCTTTAAACATATTTTGTATCATTTCGGAAGTTTTAGACTGTTATCGTTAGTCACACGTTAGTCACAAATAAAAATATTGTTTCCTAATATAATAGTGCCAAAAACACTGTATTTATGGGCATTTGCGCAATTTTCTAAATTCTATTTGTTGGTCACAATTAATAAAATTAGAATAATGAAAATGAAATGTGGGAAATCCTTGCAAAATCGCTGAAAACGTTGATTTTAATAGGGTTTCCGGCATTTCGATAATGATATTTCGGTTGTTTTAGAAAGATTAAAATGGGTTCCGTTAGTCACAGTTAGTCACAAATGGAACTTTTATCTTTTCTATTTCTGTCCGGAGTTCTTCCAGTGTTCTGTGGCCGTACACAGCGTTTGTAACATCTCCACCAAAAGAGTGGCCGAGCATTCGCTTTCGGTCATTCTCCCGGACACCGTATTTTTCACACAGCGCAGAAAAGGTATGTCGACAATCGTGCGGCGTGTGTTTCGGATTTCCGACTATTCCCAAACGTTCCAGTGTAGGATAGAACAACGCTTTTCTATGGTGTTGCTGAGTATATACACATAGTTTTCCATCTTGTGCCAGCACTTTCTGTTCAGCAAAATGGTATATGGCAGGATGTATCGGAACAATTCTATTTTTACCAGCTTTTGTTTTGATTCCGCCTTGAAAGTATTTCTCTTCCAGGTTGGTTGTAAGTTTTAACACTTCGCCAATTCTCCAACCGGAGTAACACATAATAAGAATGAGCTGCACTTCTGGATCGTCAGTATTATTCCACAGCACTTGCATCTCCTGATCAGAAAATGGCGTTCCATGTTCAGTGTCATTATCAGCATTAACATGGACATATAACGCCTTGTTTTCCGTTACGATTTCTGAGTATACTGCATATTTGTACATCTGCTTGAACAGAGTCAAAATAGCCATCTGGCTTTGCTTTTTCAGCTTACAATCATCAATAACCTTTTGCATATCGGGGGCCTTTAAATCTTCGAATATGCGATTATGCAGAGCAGTACAGTTTGTATAAGCTGTCCGGTATGCTTCCCTTGAGCTGTATGACAGTTTTGTCCCCTCTGGAAATTTCCACGCGCAAAACTGCTTATATACCTCTGAGAACGTCAATTTCTTTATTTCCGGGTGTTTGTCCTCTACGCCCTTGATTGTATTGTAGTCGGCAATTAAGCGGCTTATAAGAGTATCTATGTCGGTTGTAGGGGACACCTCAAGAGTCCGTTCCATGCCGGGTTGATATGTGCCGGCTTTGTAAGCTGTTAGGACAGTGAAGCCCTTTATCCAGTCATCTACATAGCAGATTGCCGGCGGACGTTTTAGTTTACCATTATCGCCTAGTGTAGCTGGTGGATGCACTGCGAAACAGTTTCTTCGGTTCTTGCCAAGATACCGGATAGAGCCGAAATTATTCGGCAATTTTGGATATTTTTTTCTTTTCTTCGCCATTTTTATTCCTCTTTTCTTTATGTAGCTGTTTTAGGTATAAAAATAACAGCCGAACAAATTTTCTGTCTTGCTCGACTGCTCCGAAGATGATACAATATGTTTGCCAGAATATTACATTTCTTCGGAGATGTATAAACGCCGTCCCGGTACGCCAATGCCGGGCGGTTTTTTATTTTATTCTATTTCTTCAATGTCGAGAGAATATCCAAGAACTTCTCCAACATCTGTGCATTTTCCTTTTAAAGTAACAGTGTCTCCCTTTGACATGGATGCTATTTTGGATTTTTGGTCGTCGTTTTTGATGTAACACTGGACTCCAATAATCTCAAAATCTCCATCAGCCATAAGATCAATATATTTTCCGGCTGCATCAATGTTGCTGAGCTTTCCGGTAATCTCAAGATATTTGCCTTTGTATTTATCAGATGCACCCATTGCATTACTATCAAGATCAGACATCATATCATTGACTGATACGGCTGTATATTCAATTGGTGTAGGCGCATCAACTTCTTTTGTAGATTCCGTCTTTGTAGATGTGCTGGAAGAGGATGTAGTATCTGAATCCGAATTTCCACCAACGGCACCAATAACACCAACGGCGACGACTGCTAAAACTACCCATTTAAGTTTTCCACTTTTTTTCTTGCTCATAGAATTGCTCCTCCTAATAGCTTTATTCGCCACGCTTCGCACTTTTTATGCGGATTATGTATTTTGTACCGCTGATTTTGCAATATTATGTAAAGTACGGTTATTCGTGGTATTTTTATTTTATCATTTTAATAGCATATTGTAAAGATTTAGAACGAAATAGAGTGATTTAGATGAATAAGAAATGTTTTTTTTCTATAAAATAGTGAGAGTCCATGTATATCATTGGCAGTTGCCAAGAGTCGGGATAGGTGGTATAATAGCAAAAAGAACTAATGTTCGGTTCTATTTCCCACGGCCGGACATATACTGTAGTGTAGGTGGTAGTTGCGACAGGGAGGGTTATTTATGGATTATAAGAAGGAAATTATTGAACTAATAGAAAATATACATAGCGAAAAATTTATGAAATTTTTATACAACATGATTATTTCGTTCAAAAAACAATGGGGGTATTAAGAAAGCAGGGAATTAATCCCTGCCTTTTTTATGGAGAAATTCAATCATGTCGAAAACGCTTTTCTTATCAGATTCGCTTAATTCAATCAGCAACTTAACATGTTCAACGATGTTTGGATTCGACATCATCTTTGGAATAAAATCCGTGTCTGTTTCCAAATTCTCTTCCCATCCCATTAGATAAGCGGGCGTTGTACTAAGTGCTTTCGCTAACTTATCTATGTATTCAGCAGGAACTTTATCAATATCACCCTTTTCATATCTAAATATAGTTGATCTTGAAACTCCCAATTTCTCAGCTAACTCATCAGCACTCATATTAAGTTGTTTTCTTCTTTTTTTCATTTGTTCACCAGTTTCCGACATTTTCCACACCTCCTTTCCTTGAAATTATAATACCACAAGTGATGCAAATATGCAACAAAAATAATTGCAAAAATGCGATTTTTAGTATTGACAAATGCGACTGTAAGAGGTAATATATAATCACAAAGTCGCAATAATGCTACTGGAAAGGAGGTAAAACTTGTGATTGTAAATATAGCAAGACTTAAAGGTAAAATTGTTGAGCATGGAAATACGCAAGAAGCTGTTGCAAGCGCAATTGGTATGGACAGAAGTACTTTTTACCGCAAGCTGAAAGACGGCGGCGAGAAGTTTACAATCGGTGAAATTCACGGAATTGTAAGCGCAGTTCCTTTAAGCAGGGACGAAGCAATAGACATTTTTTTTACACAGCAGTCGCAATAATGCTACTGAAAAGGAGAATAAATGGACGCATTACAATTTAATAAAGCCGTCAGTCAACACTGCAAAGAATCTGGTGGAGACTGTTGCAAATGTGACCTTCGGCTTTACTGTTATCTATCGCCAAGTGAGCGACCAGATGAGTTAGTGAGTCTGGTTATTGATTTTTTGCATAACCACATTGAAAACCATGATCATTATACCCATCACAGTGCGGCTTCATTTCCGTGTATTGATGATATGGACATGAGCACCGCAGTAGGTGGCGACCGCTATCAGAAACCTCATACTCTTCATAAACAGTCACGTGTTTGTGAATCTTGTGGCAATGATACAGTCGTGTAATTGTTTCAACCATATAATTCCCCTTTCGTTATACTCGGCATGTCGGTGCCTGTAAATGCATTATAGGTAGAGGGGAAAGGAAATACAATAGGTTGAATAAAAATCGTATTAAGAGATAAAAGCAAAGTAAGGAGGTAAAAAATATGAAACGCCATCCGATTATGGAATATGTGATTCCAGCAATTGTAGCAAGTGTGGCAACAGTTTTAATCCGTTTAGCGCTAGGGTGGTAAGAATCGAAACAATAAATCGGTTGAGATACACAATATCACCTCCCATCCACTGGGAGTATATCACAAGAAAGGAGACTTATGAACGAATTACAGATTTTTAATTCAGGAGAGTTCGGAGAAATTCGAACAATAGAAATTGACGGGAAACCGTATTTTGTTGGAGCTGACGTTGCGAAAGCACTTGGTTACAAGGACACGGTTAATGCACTTAAACAGCATTGCCGTGGGGTGGTAAAACACCACCTCACAGATTCTCTCGGCAGGAATCAGGAAGCAAGTTTCATAACAGAGGGAGATTTGTACCGCTTGATTATGAAATCGAAACTTCCATCAGCAGAGAAATTCGAAGCGTGGGTTATGGATGAAGTTCTTCCAACAATTCGAAAGACAGGCTCATACCGGAAACCACTGACGACAGTTGAACAGATACAGGTTATTGCGACAGGATTCTTAGATCACGAAGAACGGCTTAACAGACTTGAAAACACCATGACTATTGACTATGCACAGCAGGAAGCTATTAGGGACTTAGTGTCAAGTGTCGTAATTGCTCACCTTGGTGGGAAAGAATCAAATGCTTACAAGGAAATTGGCAAGAAAGTATTTGCTGAATGCAACAGGGATATAAAGACTTACTTCACAGTAAATGCCCGCAATAACATTCCTAAGCTGAGATTTGAAGAATCTATGGAATATGTCAGAAATTGGCATCCATGCACCAATACAGTAATGATGATACGTGACTGTAACGCTCAAATGAGTATCAGTTAGAAAAGAGGTTTATATGAGTGCAGTTGATAATTACGTAGAGCAGAATGCACAGATTCATCAGTTCGCCGCAGAGGTTGCGAGAATTATATCAGGTATTCCACAGATGCCGGAGTTCTCTTCAGAGAATATGACCGTAGCCGATGCGAGTCAACTGATTGGACTTCCTGTAACAGCAATCCGGGCAGGGATTGTGTACGGATGGTTGCCAATTGGAGTGGCTGTGCAGAATAACAAGCCAGCAAAAAGCCTTTCCGGTGGACGAATTACATACATCATAAGCCCTAGGAAAGTCTATGAAGTGACTGGACATGTCTGGAAAGGTAAGGCTGCTCTTAATAAGTGAGTGCCCCGGAGGGAGATTGAGCCTCCGCCCCGGAGCTTTGCACCACTAAAGTACCTTAGTGGATAGATACATTATAGTTCTCTATCTGCTAATTGTAAAGACAAATAAGAAAAAATAAGGAGAAATTAGCTAGATATGAGTGAAATTAAAAACGAAAATCAGCCAACATGGGCTGACATCGAAGTAGCACTTGCGACTGAAATTGTCGAAGAAAGCAAGAAAAAGTCAAAAAGATGGTTCACGGCATGGATTGTGACGGCTACCGCACTGGTAGCAAGCAACCTTGTGTGGATTGCAGGAGAAATGAAATGAAAGAATATATGCTAATTGCTGTTTGTATGCTTGCCGGGAAATATGTGGATGTACCTATCTGGCTAAACATCTTTTTCGGTATCTCGGCAGCATGGGCAGTGCGCCAGATGGAAGCAGACTGGCAGTAGGAAATAAGGAGGATAAGAAGATGTTCGAGAAAGAGATTGATGAAATTTACGAACTCTGTAAAAGAGTTGTGAACGAAGTTCCGGCAGTAAGTGTCGAATTCAGTTATTCAATTTATGGCATGAGAGTATGTGGGCTTAAAAGAAAAGAAGATGCTTGCCTTCCAAAAGACGTGTTCAAGTGGGATTTGTACCAAAACGTATCTTTCAACCCATTTTATGAGAATGCAAGCCGCGAAAGTCTCAGAATAATCAAAGCTTTCTTGTTGGAACTTCTGATAGATGGGAAGTGTCCGAATGAGTAAACAGATAGCGATTATGAAACTTCTTCCCAGTCTGGAGATAGCAGGATGTATTAATGAGCTGCTCAGAGAACTTCAATCCAGAGGGGATCACATTTTGGACTATGAGAACTGCGATATGTCTCTGGACCATGTGGAATATCACAAGGCTGAAGGCATCGATGGAGAGAAGTTCGGAGATGCTTCAGACAACCTGTACTGCTTTTTCAAGGCGGTGTGAACATGGATGAGAGGATTAATGAGGTTCTGAGATTGATTGATATACAGCTTGCCACAGTCCCGGATAACCCCATTGAAGAATCATACAAGGCAAGAATGCTAGCAAACTATGTACAGGCTTTAAATGGGCTTTTAACGGCTCAGAAATCGTATAAGGAGGAAACGAATGAGTGAATTTGAAATCCGTATTCCAGCAAGAAAGAAACAACTGGTAACCGGAAAAGACAATCAGGTTGTAAAGGTTTCATCAGACGCATACAACGCACTGGTTGAAATCTATAACGAATCAACCTTATCAATGAAAGATATTGCAAGCTTGCTGATTATTGAGGGAAGCAAACATGTGGTTTATGACAAGGAGGAATGACTTATCGCAACACCCGTATTAATTATAGGAAAATCTGGTTCTGGCAAGAGCACCAGTCTTAGAAACTGCCAGAATGAACACTGGAATCTTATTAGAGTATTGAATAAACCGCTTCCGTTTAAAGGAAAAATTGACGGATGGTTTACAGATGATTATCAGCAGGTAATGAAGTGCCTGATCGCATCAAAAGCAGAGTCTATCGTAATTGATGATGCAGGATATCTTATCACGAATCATTTCATGAAGGGGCACGCTTCTGCTGGAAAAGGTAATGCAGTGTTCGCTCTGTACAATGATATCGGAGACTACTTCTGGAATCTTATTCAGTTCATTGTAACAAAAGTACCGCAGAATAAAATTGTTTACCTTATGATGCATGAAGAAAAAGATGACTCCGGGGAAGTAAAGCCTAAGACAATTGGTAAGCTTCTGGACGAAAAAGTTTGCATCGAGGGCATGTTTACCATCGTTCTTCGATGCATCGAAGAGAGTGGAAAGCACTTATTTGTCACTCAGTCCAGTCAGGGAGCGGTAAGTAAGTCCCCGATCGGGATGTTTGACAGTTTAACTATTGATAACGACCTTGCAGAAGTTGACAAGGTTATCAGAGATTATTATGAATTAGGAGGAACAGACAATGCAGAAACCAAATAATTACGATACTACACAGGCAGCAGGAGAATTTGAACCGATTGCTCTTGGCGGGCACAAAATGGTAATTAAGCAGGTATTAGAGAAAAAAACACAGGGTGGACTTGATATGCTCGTTATCTTGTTTGATTTTGCAGAAGGAGACGAACAGGCGGGGTACTTTATGAAGCAGTTTGAAAATGATATCCGTCCAGACAAGAAATATCCGAATGCCGGCACTAACTATATGGTCATTGACGAGAGTGTAGAGTATGGCGTCCGTAATCTTAAAACTTTTATCACATGCGTAGAAAAGTCAAATCCGGGATTTGCTATTAAGTGGGGTAATAACTTCGGGCAGCAGTTTAAAGGCAAGTTGATCGGCGGCATCTTCCGTCTGGAGAAAGACTGGTACGACAACAAAGAAGTAAAACGTCACAAACTCGCATGGTTCCGAAGTATTGAGGGAATTAAGGATGCAGACATCCCAGAAGAGCGTACCACAAAAGCCTATGACAATCATCTGAAAGAAGAAACTATCATGGGATCAAATCCGGCAGGTATGGACTTCATGAGTATTCCAGACAGCGTGGCAGATGATGTCCTTCCGTTCAATTAAAAGGATGTGTTTTTAATGGTTATACAAGCGGACACAAGAGAACACAAAAAGGAATGGGAACGGATTCAAAAACAGTTTGATGACATTGGAGTACAGTATTTCAGATCAAAGTTATATTGTGGAGATTATCAGTCGCTTGACAACGCAAAGCTCTGTATTGACCGTAAGAAGGATTTACAAGAGCTTTGTGGAAATGTCTGCCAGCAACACGAAAGATTCAAGGCAGAACTTATCAGGGCACGTGAAGCCGGTATTCAGCTGATTATCCTATGTGAACATGGACCAGATATTAAATCAGTTGGCGATGTGTATTTTTGGGAGAACCCAAGGAAACACAAAGTTATCTGGAGGACGATAAACGGCAAAAAAGTAAAGACTGTAATCTCTGACAAGGCTGTTGATGGCTGCCAGTTGTATAAATCTCTCTGCACAATCAGAGATAGATACGGAGTCCGATTTGAATTCTGCACGAAAGAAGAAACTGGGTGGCGGATCGTGGAGCTGCTGTCATGACTAAGGGAGAAATCAAACAGTCAGTAAAAATGCCAGAAATTCTCTCCAGGTACGGGCTAAGGCCGAATAGAGCAGGATTTATATGTTGCCCTTTTCACAAGGAAAAGTCAGCATCCTGCAAAATCTACGATGATTCCTTTTACTGTTTCGGCTGTGGAACTGGCGGTGATGTGTTTGATTTTGTGATGCAATACGAATCCGTCCCTTTTAGTACGGCGTTTATTGAGCTGGGTGGCACTTATATATCAAAAAAAGGTAAAAGCCGCAACCAGATCAGACATGAAATGCGAGATATTAAATCAAAAAAACACAACCCTGTTCAGGATCCTAATGAGATTGAGCAGGTAGAAAAGAACATACTTATGTACGAAACAGCACTAAAAACGTTCCCTCCTGATTCAGAAGAGTGGTATATGTGCCAGTTTAATCTTGAGAAAGAAAAAAGCAGATACGAAATGTTATCAGCTAAGTCAGGAGGTGAGAAAAATTCTTGAAAATATTGAAAACTTACAGGCACAAGACTTTATGGAAAAGCAGTTGTATGAAGAGCTTTTTTCAGTAAAAAGTAAAATTGACCGCTCAGAAATCAAGTTTAAGCTGATGGACCGGGCAAAAAGTGTGAAAGCGAAGCATATAGCAGAAGAGTTCATAAAGGAATTCCAGAAAGCAGAACAGGAAAAGGAAAAAGAAGAAAAAGTAAATCGTTCTATGCAGTTAGTTGAAAACATCACAAACTTTTATCCTGATTCTGTTGATAAGGAATATCCTAACATGGCTTGTGGTAGCTGGATAGCTACAGAGAACGGAATATTTTCCTCTGAAACATCTAAGGCAAGAGAACTTGTATGTCACCACCCGATCATGCCGATACGTCGTCTAAAAAACATCGAGACAGGAGAGGAACAGATCACGGTGGCTTTTAAAAGGGATGGATATTGGACAGAAATAACTGTTCCAAAAATTGACATTGTGACTTCCAGGGCAATAACTAATCTTGCAAGGTTCGGGGTGCAGGTCAACTCAGAGAATGCAAGGCTTCTCGTAAAGTATCTGGCGGATGTTGAAATGTACAATGCCGATATGATCGACATACAGCACTCTACAAGCAAACTGGGGTGGCATGGTAATACATTTGTCCCTTACGACCTTTCAATCGTTTTTGACGGTGAATACCGCTTTAAAACGCTATTCCAAAGTATACAGGAAAGTGGAGACTACTTCAAGTGGGTGACTCTGGCTAAGCAGCTACGATCATGCGGACGATTGGAACCGCGAATAGCACTGGCAGCATCTTTTGCGAGTGTTCTTATACAGCCGCTTGATGCGCTACCGTTCATCGTAGATTTCTATGGGCAGACAGGAGGCGGAAAGACGGTAACAATCAATATAGCGGCATCGGTTTGGGGGAATCCGGCACCGGGAGCCTACGTTGGGAATTTTCGTTCAACAGATACATCATTGGAGACAAGGGCAGATATGCTCAATAACTTTCCGATGATTCTGGACGACTCGAAGAATGCTTCTCAGTATATCCGGGATAACTACGAAACATTGATTTACAATCTCTGTTCTGGCAAAGGAAAAGCACGTTCAAATAAGGACCTCGGAGCAGCTAAAGAAAATACATGGAGTAATGTGACTATTTGCAACGGTGAGAACCCTATTTCGGAATTTGCAGATTCCGGCGGAGCTATCAACAGAATTATTGAAATTGAATGTTGTGAGGATATTTACGAGAATCCAGCAGAGATTAACGGCATTGTCGTGAAGAACTACGGCTTTGCTGGAAGAGTGTTCGTTGGAAATCTCAAACAGTTCACATCGGATGATCTGAAAGAAATGAAAGCCGAAATTGAGAAAGGTTTTGACGGATATGACTTTCCAGCAAAGCAGGTAATGGCAATATCTACACTTCTGCTGGCTGACAAATTAGCTACAGATTTCATATTTAAGGATGGACGTGAGCTGACGGTCGAGGACGTTGTAGACATACCTACACGCAAGAAAGATGTATCAGAAGGTCAGAGATGCTATGAATTCATTCTTGAAAGTCTCTCAGTGTACGGACAGCACTTTGATGCGCAATTTAGCTGTGATCAGTGGGGATTCAAGGAAACGCCAGATGAATATGGAGATGTATATGTATATTTTTATCCGAAACCTCTTGAAAACCTTTTGAAGAACAATGGATTCTCCAGAAAAGCCTTTTCGGCCTGGGCGATTAATCGAGAGTTAATCAAGCACACAGGAAAAAGAGATACGGTACTAAAAAGAGACGGTGGAAGTGTAATGAGGCTTATTGCGGTAAAGATTGTTGATATAAAAAGTCTTGAAAACGAGCAAGAAAATGAGGTTATTGAAACTGGTTTTCTGCCAGCTGATGCCGAAACAAATGTTCCGTTTTCGTAATTTGTAACCATGTAACCGTTGTAACACGAAAAAAAACATCCTATAGGAGAAAGTTTGAGAGTGTATAAAAAACATATACTCTAGTGATTCTCCTATATAAAAACCTTGGTTACATTGGTTACACGGTTACACACCTCTGAAGCCCACATAAAATAAGGGTTTGTGGCGTAACCAGTGGATTAAAAAAGCCGGTTACACACGGGTTACAAAATTAAAAAGTATATGCAATTAGATTTATTGTAACAAAATTAACTGAATATTGCAAAAATATTCAGTTAACATAATTATTACAAGGAGTGGTTACAAAATGAAAAAAGACGATCTCAATAAAAAGCAAAGATATGCATTAGATACAATGCTGTCTGGCAGTAATGTTTTTCTGACAGGTGACGCAGGAACAGGCAAGACAACGGTTATCCAAACGTTCATCGATGAGGCGGAAAAAGCTGGTAAAAATATTCTGGTATCCGCCACTACTGGAATTGCAGCGGATAATATCGGATATGGGGCAACTACCGTACACCGAGCATTGAATATTTCAATTAAATTTGAGGACTATAAGAAAAAGGTGAAATCCAGAGCTGAACTTCTGAAAGAAGCAGATGTTCTTATCATTGATGAAATCAGCATGTGCCGGTTCGATTTGTTCAATATGATTGCAAAGACGATCATCACGGAGAATGAAGAGAGAGCAGTTGACAGACTTCTGATCGGAGAGGACAAAGAAGACATTCAGTTAATCGTGATAGGTGATTTCTACCAGCTTCCGCCAGTTATTACGACAGACGATCGAAAAATTCTCTGTCGGATGTATGGATCTGATTATGGAAAGGGTGGAAAGTATGAACATGGATATGCTTTCATGTCTGAATACTGGAAAGAAATGGGATTTGAATATATCAAACTTGATGAGGTATGCAGGCAGAATGATGAGGGATTTAAGTATGTGCTGAATGATATTAAATATGGCAACAATATTAGAAAATCCATTGCATATCTGGAGAACAACGAATCAGACAAAGTTATACCGGAAGCGCCGTTCTTGGTTGGCACTAATGCAGAAGCTGACAGAATTAACAATACTTTCCTTGGCAAGTTGGATAAAAAGACCGAAAAAGTGTTTCATGCAGCAGTTGACGGCGAGCTAACATCTGCCGATATTAAGAACATTGCATTTGCCAGAGAGGACTTAATTCTTAACATCGGTGCAAAAGTGATGATTACAGTCAATGATTTGTCTGGAAACTACGTTAATGGAACGATTGGCATCATTCAGAAAATTGTGGAAAACGGAGAATTTGAAGAATCTTATCTGGTTATCAAAACTGATAAGGGCAAAACAGTTAGCTTATATAGATACAATAAAGACATTGAGAAACAGGTTATTGAGGAATCCGAACAAGAAAAGGATGGTCGGAAGATCGTGAAAGAGAAGATTGTCCGTAAGAAAGTAGGCTCTTTCTCTCAGTTCCCGGTAAAACTTGCCTGGGCAATCAGCATTCATAAATCACAGGGACAGACATTTGAAAAAATCAACATTGACCCTTGCTGTTGGGATCCTGGACAGTTCTATGTGGCTGTTTCCCGGGCTAAATCAGCTAACGGCATACATTTTATCAGACCGATAAAACAGAGCTATATAAAGGCGTTTAGCAAGGATAACGAGCGACTTCTTGAACAGAGTTTTGAGGTAGAAGAAGGTGCGTAAGTATGAGAGTGACGCATGAGCAGATACCGAACACCATAAAGTTTTTACAGATTGACTTTCCGGCACTGGTCCTCCAGACTGCCGGAATTGAGGCAAAAGATGAATACTGGCAGCAGGTAGTTGAACAGATCCATGTTGTATCTGAAAAATATAACAAAAATGGATTTGTAGATCACATGCTTGTTGCTTATTCGAATTATCTTTCCAAGATGTTTAATAAGGCAAAAGAATTGGAAAAGGAGAATCAAAATGCCGTACAACACAAAGAATAGATACGAACAGGGACAGGCTCTCAGGAAAGAAATTTATATGTATATCGTCAGTTATATCAAACTGGTTGGATATGCACCGTCGATTACGGAGATTTCTGAAAAGGTAGATGCCGGGAGAGCTACGGTCTGGAAACATATCAATCAGTTGATTGATGATGGTTTACTCAGAACAAACCACCCCAGTACCGACAGGGCATATACTCCAGTTGGGTACGGAATAAGAAAGATAAACAAGGAGATAAAATGAAACTTTATGACATTGTTACAGCAGATGGTGAATTTGTAGAGCCCTTGACGCAAAGAGAAATTATGAATAAATTCGGACTTACAAAATACAGATTCCGTACATTCTTGGATAACAGCTATCTGATTGACGGCAAATATTGGATAGATGACTCTGCCGAAGATATGCAGGTGACCAGAAACGGATGTCGGAAGATGTTAAAACAGTTTGATGCTTTAACAGAAAACATAAGGAGGGCTGTTGGATGGGAAAGTTAAAAATCAAGCAGAAAAAGAAAGCATTCATTCCGTATACGAATCAGCAGGCTCATATGTTTGCGCAGTCTATCCAGAACTGCCAGAAAGAATTAAAAGAGATGGAGATGAAAGCTTTTGATGATGGGTTCGAGGATGGAAAGAACTGGTCTGACGTGCTGAATTTTGTGATTTTGTTCTATGTAATGCACGAATTGCATGGATGGGGATGGAAACGCTACATGAAGTCCGTAAAAAGAATTAATAACTACATCAATGATATTAATTCTGGGAAAACATCATTGTCTGAAATGGTTGATGATTTGGAAAAGAAGCATCACATTCAGATTTGTGATGATTATAAGGAGCTGATTGAGAGATATGGAGCGTAAAGCTGCGCCGGTGATTTATTTACAGAATAACGGGCAGGTACTTACATGGGGAAAGTGAGGATGACAAGAGGATGGTAATAGGAAAATTAAATCCGATAAATAAAGATGATTTAAAAGTCGGAGACGTGGTTGGAGTTGCAAGAGAAGTACGGTGCGGATGGGGAACAAATTTTAGACACGTCATGGTGTATCCGGCAAAGATTGTACGCATAACTCCTAAACGAACCAAAATTGAAACCGACATTGGAGAATGCGATAAACATGAAGTGTTATACAAATACGATTCCGAAGCCATAAAAGAAAGCGAAATGGCAAAGAAATTTAAGGAAATCAAAGATGGTGTATATGCCATTGAAGATTTTAAGTCGAGCCGTGGACTGAGAGTAATTAAAGACGAAGATTTAGATGCACTGTCAGAGCACATTAATGCAATTGTAGAAGTTTTGAAAAGATATGGAAAGTGAGGACACAATGACAGAACAGGAAAAGAAGGAACTTTTAGATGAACTAGAAAAACGTATGGATGAGAAATACAAAGGTTGTCCGGGATATAATACGTTGAGCCTAATGCTGAGAGGAAGTGAAGTAAATGAGTAAATCAGTATTAGTGATAGATACACCGGAGAATTGCTATGATTGCCCGTTCGGAACTGCATACTGCGGCGAACTTGAATATGAGGGTT